AGCCTGTAGAAAGAAGTAAAATACAAAATACGAGCCAGGACAATTTTAATGATGACTTGCCTTTTTGATGTTGAAAATAAAAATACCATGGCCTCCTAAATACTTAAGCCCAAACTCTCGTGTGCATTGGGCTAAAAAGGCAAAGAGCGCAAAAAAATATAAAGCAGACTGCTTTTTTTTGGCAAAAAATGCAGGGCTAGTAGAGGTAAACTCAAAAAAGATAGATGTACACATAGACTTTTATGCTCCGGATAAGAGGCGTAGAGATATTGATAATTTGATAGCATCTATTAAAAATGGGTTAGATGGTATTGCAGATGCAATAAAAGTAGATGATCATTGCTTTGTGATTGCCGCTAATTTAAATGAAAAAATAGTAAAAAATGGAATAATTGAAGTATCCATAATCCCCCGCTCAGGTTGATCGCAATATTAGATTTGGAGATTAAAAAATGATAACTGATGAGAAAATAGCAATTCAATTTGCTGAATATATGGCTAAAAAAGCTGAATTATTTTTGCTATCAGTTGATAGGCTGCAACATGCTATATACATAGAAAATGATGAAGATATAGATAATGCAGAAGCATCGGTATCGGAAAACTTTAGCAAATTAGAACTAAGTATTTACGAATTTAGAAAGCGTTCAGAAAAAGTTATTGCTAACTCCTAACTAATTCATTAATACTCTCCTTTTTTTTTGCAAATATATAATTAATTTGTTGACATTACTCCCAATGGGAGTATAATCTTTTAGCAAGTGGAGAGGATTCCCTTCCCCACAAACCGGAGATAAAAAATGAAAACTATCGAAACAACATGCGGAATTTACAATACTAAATATTTATTAATTAATCATAAAGATGGTAGCATTTCAATAAAATCCCCATTTATTAAATGGATAAATAATACAGGTGTATTGGCATTTAAAAATGTAAAAATAAAAGATTTTGTTGAACAAGCAAAAAAATGTTTTGAAGATGATTCAGATTCTGAAATGTCTATAAGAGATATAGTTGATTATAATTGCAGATGATTAAGCCATCAACTTCTGATATTAAAAAAGCCCGCATGGATGCGAATCTAACACAAACTCAGGCAGCGAATCTAATTCATTGCTCGTTTGGCGCTTGGCAAAAATGGGAGCGAGGTAGAAGGGAAATGCATCCAGCTTTTTTTGAGCTTTTTTGTATAAAAACTAATTTTAAGGATAAAGGGATATAAAAATATATGATTGAAAGTATACCAAGAGATCAATCAGGAAGATTCCGCACTTGGAAAGGAACAGCATGGGAGAAATTTTACAAAAAGAAAGTTGGAATCGATGATGTACGAAATGCGTATATTGCAGGATTAAATGATCACAGTGGATTGGCAATATTGCCAAGTGTAAAAGCTAATAGATATTTAAAAAATTTGGGGATTATAAGATGAAAAAATACGAACAAGGAAGGAAAGATGAGAGAGAATTTATACTTTCTGAGATTAATAAAATGATATATTCACATAAAGGAATTGAGTCATGGACAAATTTATTACGCCAATTGAGAGATAGTTTAGAGGATAAAAAATGAAAGGCATGATAATTTTATCGATTTATTTGTCTATAGCGGCAATAACAACTCTATCAATATTGATATCTTACGTATGATCGTAGGATTGGCAGGAAAAAAAGGATCAGGTAAAAGTTCATTGGCAAAAATGCTGATTGATAAGAATAAATATTATCGTTATAGCTTTGCAGATCCAATAAAAAAAATGGTTCGCTCAATGCTAGATGATTATGATATAGATTTTGATTCTATAGAGATAGATAAGGATTCTTTTATTGAGCCGTGCAGAAATTCTTACCGGCACATTTTGCAAACTCTCGGAACGGAATGGGGTAGAAAATTATTATGCCATGATATTTGGATTAAGCTTATGTCTAAAAGATTAGATTATGATCATGAAAATATTGTAATCGATGATGTACGATTTCAAAATGAAGCTGAGATGATAAGGGATCGTGGCGGATTAATTATTTATATATCGAGAGAATACTCGTATAGCATAGATAGGCACGAAAGCGAAATAAATTTTATACCATCTAAAAATGATGCTAAAATAGAAAATAATGGCAATTTAGAGAACTTATATGAAAGAGCATTTAGCGCAATTATTAGCCACATGGATAGAAGGGCGTAGGGCAAAAAAGATAAACGCTTTGCGTATGAGAGTTAAAAATGGAGTTGGATCTGATGATGATATTAAAATTTATCATCAGAATAAGGCTTGATTAAGCAGTCGTCTAGCGTTATATTTTTAATATCGTATACAATTTTTTTTAATTTTAGGCGAAATATTTTTATATGGATCAGTGGAATGGCCGTGAGGAGAGGAGGAAGTCAATTTGCTTAAGTAAAGAGCAGATAGATGAGATAGCAGAATCTGCAAGCGAAAAGGCAATTGAAAAAATGCGTGATTACATTTACAAAGAGATCGGAAAAAACTTAACTCAAAAATTTATCTGGATTTTAATTGCTACTATCACCGGAGGATACATTTGGCTACAAAGCAAAGGGATTATACATGGCTAAGTCAGGAATGATTTTAACTGATAAGCAAATATCCCAAGTAGAAGCGCTTGCTTCTTACTTAAATATTGAGCAAATATCAGATTATCTAGGCATATCAAGGCCGACATTTTATGCAATAATGGAGAGGCAGCCAGAAGTCGCTTTACATTATAAAAAAGGTAAGGCAAAAGCAATAGAAGGAAGGGCAAAAAGTTTGATATTGCAGTCAGAAGAAGGAAATACCGCGGCTACTATATTTTATCTAAAGTGTCAGGCAGGGTGGAAGGATACGAGTATTATTGAGCATGCCGGATCTGTCGAAATTACTGAAATAAAGCGCACGATAATTGATCCTGCCAATGGCAACTCTTGATATACCTACCGCTAGAGTATTTTTACCGCTCCTTAAGCCAGCAAGGTATAAAGGTGCATTTGGTGGCAGAGGGTCTGCCAAATCAAATTTTTTTGCAGATTTCATAGTAGATTTATGTGTGGCTAAAAAAACTGGTGTAGTATGCGCACGCGAAACTCAAAGATCTTTAAAATACTCTTCAAAACGGCTAATAGAATCACGGATAGAAGCTCATGGTGTTAAACATTTTTTTGAAATTCAAGATACAGTAATAAAAGGAAAAAACGGTTCAGAGATAATTTTTACCGGACTTCAATCGCACACCTCAGACTCTATAAAATCTCTTGAAGGCTTTGATATTCTATGGATGGAAGAGGCTCAAAACATAAGCCAAAAGTCTCTTGATATTGTCCGTCCTACATTTCGTAAGCCTGGGTCAGAAATTTGGGCATCCTGGAATCCAGGGCAAGCGACAGATCCTATTGATTCTCTATTAAGAAGCGACAATCCACCTCCAGGATCGATAGTTGTTGAAGCAAATTACACAGATAATCCATGGTTTCCGAATGAGCTAAGGATCGAGATGGAATATGATCGGCAGCGTGATCCTGACAAATACAGGCATATTTGGCTCGGGCAATACATACAAAATACTTCGGCAAGAGTTTTTAAAAACTGGAAAGTAGAAGAATTTTATAGGCCAGATGGGACTATATATCGACTTGGAGCAGATTGGGGATTTAGTGTAGATCCTTCAGTTTTAGTGAGGTGCTCTATTGAAGGGAATATACTTTACATCGATTATGAAGCGTACAAGATTGGATGTGAGATTGTGAATCTTCCAGAGTTATTTATGCAAGTCCCTGAGTCTGAAAAATGGCCTATCACAGCTGATAGCGCTAGGCCGGAAACTATAAGCCACATGCAAAAGAATGGCTTTCCTCATATCAGATCAGCAATTAAAGGCCCTAAAAGCCTTGAAGAAGGGGTAGAGTTTTTGAAAAGCTTTGATATTGTAGTTCATCCGCGCTGCACGCACACTATCGATGAGCTATCGCTGTACAGCTATAAAATCGACCCACTGACAGGCGACATACTCCCGCTCCTTGCGGATAAGGACAATCACGTCATCGATGCTTGCAGATATGCTTTGGAAGGGGCAAGAAGAGCAGCAGCAAATAAGATTCCAAAGCTTAAGGCAAAGACAAGTACAAGGCTATCATCAGGATTAAATTCATGGATGGGTTAATAATTATGTATTTTTGTGCTACTTTTTTATTAATCACATCAGTACTTATAAGCGATGAAAGATAAAGATTTGATAAAAAAAGCACATAAAATATTTGCTAAATGCGAAGAAGAAGAATCGGAAAACCGTAGGCTTTGGCGCGAGGATTTGCGCTTTGCTAATGGCGACTCTGACAATCAGTATCAATGGGATGATGATCAAATAAAAAATCGCAAAACGTCAAAACTTCCTATTTTGACTATCAATAAAATCAAGCAACACAATTTACAAATCACGAATGATGCTCGTAAGAATCGTGCATCTCCAAGAGTATTGCCTGTTGACGGAGGCGCGGACAAGGAAACAGCCGAAATATTCAACGGCATCATCCGTCATATAGAATCACAATCTTGCGCAGATATAGCCTACGGGCAAGCCTTTGAGTTTGCAGTTGACGCTGGCTTAGGCTATTGGAGAATTACTACAGATTATGTAGATGAATCCAGCAACGATCAAGAAATCTATATTGATCAGATAGAAAATCCACTAAACGTATTCATTTATGGTAATAAAAAATCTGATGGCAGCGACGCACTTGGCGCATTTATATTTGAGGATATGGATGTTGACTTATTCGAAGAAAAATACCCGGAAGTAAAAAACAAAAGCGATAACTGGGGAGATATTGAGGGCGGGTGGTCGTCAAAAGATAAAGTTAGGCTTTGCGAATGGTTTTACATCGAGGAAAAATCAGATCAGTTAGTAGATCAAGGTGGTGGTAATTTAGTATTGCTGTCAAAGATCGAGAATAAGGATTTAATCGATAAGACTCAGCATGTACGAAAAGTTACACGCAAAGAGATAAGATGGTGCTTGATAGCAGGAGATAAAATAATTGAAGAAAAAGTCTGGCCAGGAAAGTACATACCTATCATCAGAGTTGTCGGCGAAGAAAAAATCATAGATGGCAAAGTAATACGTAAAGGCCACACGCGATGGATGAAAGATCCCCAACGAATGTACAATTTTTGGACATCAAGCGCAGCTGCTTTTGTTGCCGCTCAAGGTAAGACTCCTTGGGTTGGGGCGGCGGAAACATTTGCCGGATATGAAGATTTTTGGGAAACCGCAAATACCGATACACACGCATTTTTACCATTCAATCATCTTGATAGTGAAGGCAATCCTCTCCCTGCTCCTCAGCGAGCACAGCCGCCAACAATGGCACAAGCTTATATCCAGGGCATGCAAATTGCTAGCGACGAAATGCAAGCGGCAAGCGGGCAATACGATGCTCAATTAGGCGAAAATGCTAATCAACAATCTGGGCGTGCATTGCTATCTTTGCAGCGTAAGGGAGATAATGCTACATATCACTTTACTGATAGTGCCGATAATGCCCGTCGATACACTGCTATGATACTAATTGATTTGATCCCAAAAATTTACGATACTGCAAGAATTGTACGGATGCTAGGCGATGATGGCGTAGAAGATAAAGTAATTATTGATCCAGATCAGCCTCAAGCGCACATCGAGAAAGAAGATAATTTAACCGGGGAAATAAAAAATATCTATAATCTATCGGTCGGCAGGTACGATGTGGTTGCAGCCAGCGGAGCAAATTATGCGACTAAGAGAGCTGAGGCTAGCGACGGCATGATTGCAATGTTGCAAGCTAATCCTGGATTGTGGCAAACTCACGGAGATATTATTGCAAAGGCACAAGATTGGCCTTTTGCAGATGAATTTGCTGAAAGATCAAGAAAAGCTATGCCTCCTGGGTTGGTAGAAGATAATGAAATAGGTAATAAAAAAATACCGCCAGAATTTGAGCAGCAATTACAGCAGCAGGAATCACAGATAAAAGCTATGGATATTGCGATACAAAAAATGTCCGAGGAGCTTGAGAAAAAAGATCTTGACAGATATAAGGCGGAAACAGATAGACTTAAAGTAGTAATGCCTATATTATCCCCAGCACAAGCACATGCAGTTTCACTGCAGGCACTTGATGATTTGGCTACACCAAATACAGCCGCAGAAAATGCCGAGATGACAAGAGAAGCACAATCACTACAAGGTAGATAAAAATGTATATAGATGGTCTGATATATTCTGGAAAAAATTCTGAAAGAGCAACAATAACAACTACCATAGTTAATGGCTCCATTTTCAATGAAACTGATACTGGAAACGTATATGAAAGAAAAAATAATGTCTGGCTATATGTAAAAAATATAAGACCATCTGAAGCAATTGCAATTGGATCATCTATTGCAAATAATAGAATAAATGATACTGATATATCAGTTTATAGATCAAGATTTAAACGTGATTATGAGAAAAGATCGTTAATTCAAGCTCCTGCATGGGCGGCTTTAACTGTTTATGCTGTTGGAGCAGTTGTTCATCATTCAAATGGTGAAATGATGGTATGCGTAAGCATAGCAGCAGGAGCAACTTCACTTGCATCAGAGCCAACCTTTTCTGCAACCGCACTTATACAAGAAGCAGCAGGGCCGGCATGGGCTTATCTAGGATATTCATCTTATGCCCCTGACGGCT